GAAAACTCCGATTGGTTGGATTCCGTTTTTACTTTTTCTTGGCATACTTAGATAGGTTTTACGTTAGAACGGGGTGCTTTAGATGCTTTATAAAGAACATCATTCCAGCCTGGATGTGTTTTCTTCAACTTGTCATATACTTCTCCAACCTCTCCGAGGTTTGCTACTCCAGCGTTCCAATCTCTATCCCAATCAGGATTGTCATCTTTCCATGTTGAATACTCAGCCATGGTCATAGATAATTCTTTTTTCTCACCAGTTTTTTGATTTACAACAGGGTATGTTGGCATATTGTTAAGTTAGGTAAAGTTATTTATTCCCATTCAAGGGCTTCAGATACAGTAGGGAACTGTTCGGTAAACACTTTTCGACATGCTTCTGCAATCTCCATGTGTTCTTTTTGAGTTCCGTGTGCAGATCTTAGATCAATGTAATGTATCCAAGAACGACATGAACCTGTCATGTATATCTTTGTAGGTGTGCATAGTGGCAATACCATTCTAGCACACTCCTTGGCAACTCCTTCATCAATCATTTGATTATACAATGCTTGTGCAGAGCTGAAGAGAGTGATCATCTGTGCCTCTAACTTTTGTTTCACAAATGGATCAAGATCATCAGTAGAGTTCTGACGATTCTTTTTATCTTGTCTTCTTAGATCTGGTAGTTCTATCTTCCCTAGTTCATTACTCTGTGCATATCTTTGAGAAAACTCTTGAAAGGTAAATGATCTATGTCTTAATATCTGTGCTGCAATAGCCCTTGTAGTTTCAATCTCAAGAGTCATGGATGACTGCTCAAAGACAGACCAATGATTATGCTTGATACAATATCTCAACAACCCTGCATAGTTTGGATTGTCTTGATTGTTTGGATTAGAAACTCTGGCAATATGAGCCATAGTTTTCTCTGCATCAGGTGTGATACTAATCAGTGATACTTGCATTAGTCTGAACCATCGTCATACATTTCATCATAGTCAAGTTTTTTTGATGTAGATACCTGCATGCTTTGATATGCATCAACATCTGAATAGACCTCAGACTCCAACTCCTCTACGATTTCTTTTAGAGCCATAACCAGAACTTTTAGTTTTGCTTTGTTCATGAGATTGCTTTTCAACTAATTATAATATAAAAAAAGAGGGGTGTAAACCCCCTCTGTTTTATTTTCCATATAGAAACTTAACTTCAGCAGTTATGATTGTGAGAAAGATAGCAGATGCTATACATATCTCTAATGTTTCAATCACTTAAGACTTGTAAGTTCTTTTTCTGTTCTTACACCACGGTAAGTTAGATCGACCTTGTTAGTCTGCTGTGTTCTGTTTCTGTCGGTATCATACTTGATACCTCTGTATGTGACTTGTGCCATTTGGTTTCTCCTAAAGTAGTTGGAATTTGCACCTTTACCTCTTGCGAGGGATCCGTGTTCCCGTTCCTTCAGTCGGCTTTTGCGTCCTCAAAACATACTGGATCAGTATGTGCAATAATTACTCTAGTCATCTCTAACCTTTCAGGGTCAAAGGGTCTAACCAAAGATAGCAACTCATTGGCATCTGCACAATTAAGTGGAGCACCAAGTAATACTAATTTCGTTAAAATGCTATACATGAGGATGAACGAACCCGTTCCGAGTCGGCTTACTTGCGGCCCAACATAAAGGTCTCACAGTTTCCATCCGAAACTTTAGTTCGGAAGTAATCTATAAGATACTCCTGTGCATCAGATCTGAGATTCCTATCGCTAAGTATCTCAATTCTATTTTGATTCCACTCTGCACATGACATTTCCCAGTGGGAAGCGTTGTGTTCAGCGAGGAGTGATGCCAGTAGTGTGAGTTCTATCATTAGGCTGAACGTAAAGGTATGTTAGCATACCCACACTATATAGGCAAGTAATTGTGTATTTTGTTACACAATTTTATATTTTCTTAAGGTTTTTTGATCGGATTACCGAATTTATCAAGCAACCTTATCTGATTTAAATTAGATTTTTGCCTTTTCTTTATCTTTTTATATTCTTTGATCAATCTATCAACCTCTTTATTAGATATATTGACCTTTAACTGTTCATCTTCACTCTGAACAAAACCTAAGCCAGTCTTCTCTGACTCTTCCTTGGAATCAATATAGTCATTGATACCCTCTTGAATCTCACCTTTGATGAGTTCATTTATTTGTGCTCGGAGTTCTTCGTCTTTCATCTATTTCTTTTCTTCTTTTTCTCTTTTGTTTTATATCCCCACATTGATGGGTTAATGTTACCTTTACCAAAATCTATCCCCTGTAAAGATCCCTTACCGAACTTATCATAATATAAATCAAAGATGTTTACTTTTGATCCTCTACACAAATCAAAATGAACTTTATCTTTGACCTTATATGTAACTATCATGGCATCACTAGGATAGCATGTTTTTTTTAGGTCTTCCTGACTAGCATTTTCAAGAAGTAATTCACATCCATACTCCGCTATGGCATCTTTTTCTTTCTTATCCCATGTAGGTGTAGTCACTGGTTTCTTAGTTTCAGTTGTCACGCTCTATCACTCCATCTGATATCTGGAAATGCTTCTGCAATTATATCTTGTGTAAGATTATATGTTTGAGTTAGATTCTTATCTTTTACAAGACATATGATCTTTGCCTCCTCTGGATGAAGACCCTCAAGCATTTGAATAAACATAGTCTCTCTACGAAGAGCAGACAAACTATCATTACCACCCTTAATAAAATGGAAAAGATTCTTCCACTCTCTACGAAGTGATGTATGATCTGTTCCTACAGGAACTTCGTTCTCTTTGTAAGGAACTTGGCCCTCTGGAACAGCAGATACTACACTATCATCAAAGTTCCATATTAAGATAGCAGTAAGAGAATCATCACGATACTCTCTTAGTATGTCTATCTTCTTTGCCTTTGTTTTCTGTTCCTCTACAAGATTAAGGATTTCATGAATAAAAGGATTTGGTGGAAGTTTAACTCTCTTTACTATCTTCTTTGTTTTGATAGCTGCTGTTCCTGCGGGAGTTCTAGTCTTCCTCGTCGTCTTCTGTGTTGTCATGTTGTTCAAAGCGTACTGCTAAAATTTCATCTGCGGATAAATTACCATTTTCATCAAACATCTCTGGATGTGCATACACTGTTTGAGGTGTAGTATCATATGAGTGTTGTCTTGCTACCCATCCTATCACACCACCCACTAAAAATGCAAGGAACGATACTAATGTTGTAAGAATAAGAGTTACAATTAATGTTTCTGACATGGGAACCTCCAGAGATTATTTTTTTGTTATATTAAAGATGATAGTTATATCTCTTTTGAAGATAGAAAACTTCATCTGAAAGGTATTCGGTTTTGGTTTTGGTTTCCTCCTATTCCTAAGTAACAGTTCAACACCCTTATTAATTTCGGTGTTGGAGTTATTTAGAGGGCTTTCTACCTCTTTTTCTGTCATTGCTATACTTGTATGCGTCGTGAAGTATTGATTCAAGATAAGTGCTTATCTTTCTTGCTTGAGGTTTTGGTATGTGACCATATCCCTCACGCAGTTGTGAATGTAAGTTGTCTTTACCTCCTTTAATATATTCTTGGAGATCATCAATAGTGGTTATAATTTCTTGAGCAGTTGAACTGTTTAGAAATTGATCTACCTCTACCTTCTTTGCTCCTTTTAATTTTAAATACTCATAGAAGTTTAGCACAAATTTGCTGTCGAAGGCAAGTTCTATTGCCTTTTCAACATCAAAGTATACCTCTTCAAAATATTGTGACATTGTATCATACCAGATTCTTTTCTTGTAAATATTCTACGGTTTGAACACAACCTCCAAGTTTTTTTCCATCAACAATTACTTGTGGAAAAGTGGATCCCTCTCCAAACTCACTGATAAAACCTTCTCGGTCAAAGTGTTTATCTAATTTATAAGTTACAAAATTTAGACCCGTCATCTTCAATACTTGTTCTACCTTCTCACAATATGGGCAACCATCTCTTGAGTATACCGTAAAGTTACG